GACTGTTCCAGTAACGTTAACCCCCGTATCTGTGGTGGCCAATTTTTCCAAATTATTCCACCTGATTCCTACTGCCCCATCGGCAACACATGTTACGTAAGCATGACCACTACCGTTATTATCTTGTAAATATAAAGTATTTGATCGAATACCTAAATATCCTTCTGTGTTTGTAATTAGTGAATTAGTTTGATCATGGTAGATCTGAAGATCTGAAGCCCCAAAAGTAGCTTTAGCATTATCTGCAAATTTAAGAGCGTTATCTGATACATCCCATACAACATTATTTGCTGCACCTGTCAGAGTGACATCTCCCGTGAAAGTCGCTCCAGCAGTTGAAGGAACTGTACTAACAGCAACTGTGACGTCACCCGAACCTGTCTCATAGATCAGGTTGTTACATTTCAAGTCTCCGTAAGCCATGAGTCACCCGTGTTTGTTGATAGTTTAGCCTCTAACAAGAATACTGGGATATTAAGCTATTTTTGAAAACTCTATCATTGTATTTTTTGACGTATGAAAGTCATAACCTACAGGGTTATACATAGCCAAGAAAATCCTTTGTGTACTGGCATTAGTCACATTATAGAAAAACACATGATTAGCTAGCGTTTGCTGCCCCGAAGGAACATCCATTGGGAATACAGATTTAGGAGTAATTTGTGCAAAATTAGATCCAGAATCGGTGCTGCTAAAAACTCTCATTTCTATCTCAAAATTACCAGCAGTATCACGCTTCACCTGAGTATGCCAATCAATTTTCCAAAGCCCTGTAGATGGGAAGGTTATATAGCCGCTTGTACCACTTGTAGAGATTGTTAGTCCATTACCTACAGGAGTTAAGTTGGTTACCCTAGTCAAAGTTCCCCTAGATCCTCCACTACCAAGATGATTATTACCCCAACGGTCAGCACTTAAATATGTATCATCTCCACCTAACCAAATAGCATCATATTCAGCGAAAGCTCCACCGCCAGCATCTGCCCAACTAGGAGCTGCACTAGCACCACCTGAAGTTAATACTTGTCCACTTGTACCGTAATTAGCTCCACCAATTCCTAATTGACCAGCAGAAGCTACTCTAAATCTCTCACTACCTGCTGTCCCAACTTGTACATGATTGTCAGAATGATTATAGAGAACAGTTCCTTGCGCTCTTGCATCATTATCTGAAAAAATTAGCCCAGCATCATTAGCGGATGGAGTTCTAAAATCTATTACACAACCACCATTCCTTTCTAAAATAAAGGTGTCTGCTGAATCTGCTGTATAACTTGCTCCAGATGAACTTACTTCAAGATGTAATAAACCTTCTGGACTTGTCGTTCCAATCCCAACCCGATTATTCGTAGAGTCAACTTTAAGTGTATTTGTATCAACTGTAAGATCTCCTGTTAAAACAGCAGTTGCTCCAGTAATTGTTCCTGTAAATGTTGGACTTGCTTTTGGGGCAATGTCGCCAACAGCTAAATCAACAGCACTCCCTGACGAATCATAGGTAAGCGTTTGAACCTTAACCTTTCCGTAAGTTGGCATTTAAAGCACCACCCAAGTTCTACCTGAAGGTATTGTAACCGTTACGTTATTTATTACCGTTAATTCACCAACCGAAACAGCATTTTTACCCGAAGCTAACTCATAGTTTGTATTTATTTGATGACCGTTTTCTATAAATACTTCGTCTGTACCTCCTCCAGTTGCTCCTCCTCCTCCTCCAATTTCTCCCCAAGCACTTCCGTCATAACCTTCAAATTTATTGTCATCAGTATTAAACCTAAACATTCCTGCATTAGGAGAGCCAGGTCTTTGTGCGTCCGTTCCAGCAGCAACATCAATTGCTCCATTTCCACTCATCAAAATATTTCCACTGACAGTCAGGCCAGTTAACGTGCCAACAGAAGTCAAACTTGAAGCTGTTACTCCACTAGCCAGAGTTCCACCAGTCAACGTGCCAGCAGCAGCAGTAACCGTTATATTTGCCGATCCATCAAAACTTGTTCCATTAATTGTTCTAGCTGTTGCAAGTGCGGTAGCTGTATCTGCATTACCAGTAACATCACCTGTTACATCTCCGATGAAGGAGGTAGCACTTAAAGCACCTGTCCCTGAATTAAATGTAAGGCTTGCTGATCCTGCAAAACTTCCAGAGTTGTTGTATTGAACTTGTGTATTAGAACCAGCAGCGTTAGCACTATCAGTTGCCCATTCAAGCGTTGTAGGTGTGCTTGCATTAGCTTTTAAAACCTGACCGGCTGTAGGGCTGGCTGCAGGAAGACTGATTGTATAACTAGATTCTGAACCTTTATCTGTTGCTCCCTTGATTCCGACATAAGCAGTACCATTTCCATCTGCTTCGTAGAAACGAACTTCCTTATCATTATCGACAAGTGCATTACCTGTTAACGTCCCTCCTGATTTCGGAAGAGCTGCGTTAGCTAAATCGTAAGCAGTTTTAACAGCGTTAGGAGTGGCAGCAGTAGTAGCAGAAGTTGAAGTTGTGCTATCTGTTAATTGAAGAACACCAACTGCACTTGTCGTTCCAGTAGTAATCTTGCTACCAGCAATCGCAGCACTAGCGTTTATATCAGCGTTAACAATCGCACCAGCAGTAATAGAAGTTAAGCCTGCATTATCTATTCCTATATCACCTGTAACTGCAACTGCTGCTACCTCATTTGAAGCATTACCAACGAGGATTTGGGCAGAAGTTAAAGCCGCTAATTTACTAAAAGCAATTGCAGCAGTAGCCGCTAAGTTTGCATTAACTAAACTTGCATCAACCATTGTTGATGTAACTGTATTTGTATCTCCGCTTGTAATTACCGTTCCAGTTACGTTCGGCAAAGTAATAGTTTTATCTGATGTCGTTGGATCGGCAACTGTTAATGTTGTTTCATAAGCATCAACAGTAGATCCTTCAAATACAAGGCTTCCAGTATTACCAATTAACACCTGACCTGTGACAGTACCACCTGAAAGTGCTAACTTCTCTGTCTCAAGCTCTTGCATCGCATCTTGAACATTAGTCGAGCTAATCTGTCCATAAGGTGTAAAGGTGATATTGCTTGCAACCTGTCCTGCAACTGTCTGTGAAAGATCAACTTCGTTCCAACTGCTTCCTGAACTATTTGTTACTCCCAAGATGTAATCAGGAGGAGCAAATGCAATAGCTGGAGCTGGAGAGCTTGGAGTACCAGCCGTTGAAACTACAACATAAACACCGTCAGTAGTAGCCGAAGCAGTAGGTAAATTTGATCCGACAGCTAAACCAGCCGCAATACCAGCAGATGTCGTAGCAACCATCTGACTCGTATTTGCGTTGTAGGTTCCACCAAAAACAAGACTTCCTTTTGTAAGAGTTGTTATTGCTTGCCAAGCGTTTCCATCCCAGATAAACGCATCCTCAGAAACAGTATCAAAGAGAATTTGGCCTGAGAACTGGGCTGTTGGATAACCACTTTGAGCAATAGATTGGAATAAGGCCGTTGACGAGTTGCTTAGTTTTGTTCCATCAATTGAATCAGCAGCTATCCTTGCAGCATCAAAACTTCCACTTGTTATTTTGCTTGCAGCAAGATTAGGAACCAAAGCAGCCGTTAATGCTGCACCTGCTGTTGCTACACCTTTATTGTTTACAGTGATTGATTGATACGTTCCAGCACTAATTCCACTCGTTGAAGTTGTTAAATTCCCTGAGCCATCAACAGTCAACCCTCCTCCAGATGTAATCTGTACGGCTCCTTTAGCACTTGTAGTTGCTACTGGAAGGTTTGCCGCAGTAAGAGCAGTTGCAGAAGTAATTTGACCGTTATTATCAAACGTGATTCCTGAAACAGTTGCACCAGTTACGCTATTTGACAGAGTTAAAACACCTGACCCACTAACACTCAACCCCGAACCAATAGAAACACCGCCAACAGCACTAGAAGTTGCAACAGGAAGATCAGCAGCAGCAAGAGCAACAGTTCCAGTAATAAGTCCCTGAGCGTTATATGAAATACCTGAACGAGTAGCAGCCGTAACTGTGTTATTTATTCCAAGGTTCCCACTGGCTACATTTAAAGACCTATCAATATTTGATGTGTTTAGCTTTGCTGCTGTAATTGTGCCATCTGTAATCTTGGCGTTAACAACAGCATTTGCAGCAATCTTGGCTTCTGTTACAGCATTACTAGCTATCGCTCCAGCATCAACAGCGTTATCAGCTAAAGCTGCTGCGTCAACAGCGTTTGCTGCAAGCTTGCCACTTGTTACTGCATCATCAGCAAGTTTGGCTGTGCCTACAGCACCATCTGTAATTGTTCCAGCGGATATAGTTCCAGAAAGCTTGGCAGTTGTTACAGCTCCATCTGCTATCTGTGTTGTACCAATCGCTCCATTTGCTATCTGTGTTGCTGTAATCGTGTTATTAACAATATTTCCAGCAGCGATAGTTGTGCTTGCAATCTTCGCTCCAGTTATTGCTCCACTAGCAACAGCAGCAGTATCAACAGCATTGTCAGCAAGTTCTGTGGCAGTAACAGAATTAGTTGCTAATTGAGTTGCTGTAACACTTGCACTTGTAAGTTTTGCTCCATCAATATCTCCATCAGCAATATTTAATTTTGCATAAGCAATTGTTGCATTAGCAATCTTGGCATTAGTAACAGCAAGATTAGCAATAGCATCAGTATCTACAGCATCATCAGCAAGCTCAGAAGCAGTTATAGCATTTGCAGCTATTTGAGTAGCAGTAACAGTATCGTTAACTAACTTTGCTCCAGTTATCGTTGCGTTTGCTATCTGCGTTGCCGTAATAGTTGAGTTAGCAATCTTGGCAGCAGTTACAGCTAAATTTTGAATCGTTGCTGTCGCTACAGCATCAGCAGCAAAAGGCGTTGCAACTTTGGCAGCAGGAATATCTCCAGAATCTAAAAGTGCTACAGCAGCAGCTACTAAATCTTTTACCGTTACTTTCTTTGTCTCAGTTGCACTTAGATCAGCAAGGGCCAATACATCAGTTGCTTGAATACCTGCTTCTGCTAAGGCAGGCAGATTGCTTATCTGTAGATCAGCCATTGACTACGAACTAAAAACCATTAGCAATAGTTTAAACCTGTTCGAGCAATATGGGACTTTCATCTTCCTGAAGAACCTTATCTGAATTTTCCTGTAATAGATAACCAGCCGTATCACCAGTCTTTAATCGAATAACTCCATTGGTTATAAATTCAACTCTAGTCTCAATAACTTCCGCAGGAGTAACACTTACAGCAACATTAGTAATAATGCAATTCGCTTCGTAATAAACGTTTTTAGCAGAATTATTTGGATCACGGTAAATGTAAAACAGACCATCAAAATCTGATCCTTGCTGTGTTCTAACAATTAACTGAGCAAGATAAAAAGGAAATTCTGGATCACTGCCATATTCATTCTCTCTATCTCCTGTGTCATAACTATGCTCCCAAATACAACTCATTGTTCCTTGACCACTAATTAATCCAGCTTCATATTGATTCCTAAATTCATCTCCAAGGTTTGTTAAATCAACTTGCTCTCTACTCGTTGTCATCTCAAAATCTCGAACATTGGCGACATGCCTATACCTTTCATTTCGAGTCCTTACTAAAACATCTTTTGCTGCACTAGGAGTGACAAGAGTTAAAGCGTTTGTCTGTAATCCTTCTATTGCTTTAGGAAATGTGTCATATAAACGAATCCCACCCATAGGGTCAACATTGATAAACCACTTGCCATCTGGGTAACTGTGACCATTAACAAGTTCAAGTGTTGAACCATCAACCGTTTCAATTTCTACTTCATCACCAGACAATAACGAGCCAGAACTGTGGTCAACACTAAATCTCTTTGTTGAAGTGTTTACATCAAAAGGATCTAACTTCGTCTGCAAAGCAGATTGAAGCGCATCTCTTTTAAGGGCTATTTCACCCGATTGCCCAAAATAAACACCCATGATTTAGATAGAGACTTCTGTAGGTGCTCCATTTGATTCCCAACTAATATCAGCACTTAACACTTCACCAACGGCACTATTCATTGATATTCCAGTAATCAAAGTAGAGAAAGTAATAAAACGACCATTTGCAGAACCATCAGCAATCTTTAGTTTTAACAAGGCAGAACTAGAAACAGCAGCCGTTCCATCACCCGCACTACTGCCAGCTTTAATACATTTATCAATTAAGTCTGTAACATCTCCACCAGCACCAGCAGAAGCTTGATAGTAAAACAATCTTGCACTACCGCTATAACTTCTGACTCCTTGAACAATTGTTCTATCGGTATCTTCTAAAGAAGTTGTTTCAAGAACAGCTTGTGAACTTGAAAAAGACCAAGATTGAACTTTGGCGGCTTTATCGCCGTCAATAAAAAGCTGTCCGTCTTTTCCGCTATAAAAAGCCACGACCTAAAAAATCAATACGTTGTTCTTATTATATGGGTGCATCCAAACAAGCAACAAAACTACAGCTCACATTGCTCATACCTTTAAAGGTACTTGTAACAGAAGGAGGCCCAGAATAACGCCACTTTAACCCTGATCCAGACTCTTTAAAATAATTAGAAAGGCTTGTGCTACCTACCCCTGCTGTTCCACTTGCAGAAGCAAAAGT